TGGACCTGAATTATTTACACCAGGTGCAAGTGGACAAATTACACCTAACAATGCATTAAATATGGGCTCACAGCCAATAACATACAACATCAATGCAGTAGATGCTAGATCGTTTAAACAACTAGTAGCACAAGATCCTGAGTTTATATATAATATCACCAGAGTAGGCCAGAGGAGGTTACCAGCATAATGAGTTTACAAACAATAATTGACAATGCTACATTTATAAGTTTCGATCAAAAGAAAATAGCAGGACAATCTATGAGTAGAAGTGGTAGATTGCTCACATCTGAATTTGCAACCAGTGTACCTTTTAAATTTACAGTAGGTATGCACGAAGGCTTAGCATATAGCACAAACAGAGACTTAATTAGTTCGTTGAATACATTAGATATCACTGTTGAAGAAAACATTGACATAGGCTCTACTAATGCTGGTATGAGTTATATCACAAATGCATTAGGTGATGGTTTTACAGGCACTCTAACCGCAACAAGTGCAAGTGGTAGTACACTAGTAGTAAACACTAGCAGTGCAAGTGGTAGTGGTAACTTGTTTAAGAAAGGTGATTTAATATCACTGGGTAGCAGTTATAGATATCCATATTTTGTCACAGCAGATGTTGCTTGGAGTGGTAGCAGTGTTAATGTACCTTTGCACAGACCTTTTATAGCACAAGACGGCTACACAGTAAGCGGTAAGGCTATACTGATAGGTAAAGATGTAACTTGGAATGTTAAAATGGTTAACAAGCCAACATACAGTGTTGTACCATACGATAGAGTAGTGTTTAACACAGATTTCGAGTTAATAGAAGTTATTAGAAAAGAGGACGGTTAATGAGTACTAGCATACCTGCAGTTGATACCGAATTAAATATTAAACACGCATTGTTGTTAGATTTAACATTTGGTGCCAATGTGTATTATGTTAGTTCAGCATTTAAGCCTATCACATTTGATGGCAATACATACACTGAGTTAGGTTCTTTTTTACAATTAGGTGAAATACAAGAAGATATTAAAACCACAAACGGTGATATTGGTATAACACTAAGTGGTGTACCGCAAGAAAACTTAGATGCTGTACTTGACACAAAAGTAAAAGGTGGTGAAGTAATAGTACGCAGAGCATTCTTTAATGATGATTTAAGTCTAGACGCAGGCAATGTAGTACAAAGGTTTAAAGGTATTATTACCAACTTACAAATTGAAGAAAATTACGATTTATTAGAAGGCGAAAGAACAAACTCCGTGAGCGTGAGTTGCAGTAGCATAGTAACTATATTAGAAAACAGAACAGCAGGACAACGCACATCACCAATAGACAGAGATAGATTATTCCCAGGCGATCAAACATTTAAGCGAGTACCAGATTTACACAATATACAATTTGACTTTGGTAGAGAATCAAATGGTGCAGGTGGATCAGGCGGTGGTGGATATGGCGGAGGCGGAGGCCGTAGAGGCTTCAATCCATTCCCAGGTAGTATGTTTTAAGACAAAGATAAAGGTATAAAGATATGAAGATAAGAAGAGCAACAATACAAGATTTTGATAGAATAATGGAGATGATGATTAATTTTGCTAACAGTTCACCATTAAAAGCACACCATAATCCACAGTACAATGATACATATGTGAGAAGACTGTTATGCGAAGTAATCAAAAACGGATGTTTAATAGTAGGTGAGCACGAAGGACGCATAGAAGGTATGTTAATTGCTTATATAAATCAGGATCCATGGTTACCAGAAGTCAAAACATTAAGAGAATGGGCTTGGTGGGTTGAAGAAGAATATAGACACACCACATTAGGGTATAAATTACTTAAGAAATACATAGAGTATGGTACTAAGTTAAAAGAAGCAGGCATTGTTGATGAGTTTATGCTCACAATGATGGATATATCACCAGAGTTAGGCTTAGAAAAGCGTGGCTGGAGTAAAGTAGAGCACAATTTTGTGTACCAAGGAGTTTAGATGGCAGTTTTTACAGCAATAGCAAGTGCAATCGTAGGTGCTATCACAGGAGCAGGTTTTGCCGCAACATTTAGTGGGTTCTTTGCAGGTACACTAGGTATAGGTGCCACAATTGGTGTTGCTTTAGTATCAGGTGGTTTAGGAATGGCCACAGCAAAACTATTAGGACCCAAAGTTCCCAGCATACAAGCGGCCAAAGATCCAGGTGTAAAAGTACAATTACAACCTAGCACAGATAATAGAGTGCCAGTGTTTTATGGTAGGGTAAACACAGGTGCAATTGCAGTAGATGCTGGTATCAAAAATAGAAACAACACAATGGTGTATGCGTATGTTATCGGTGAGAAAACAGACACTGGCTCATACACTATAAACAACATATACAGAGGTGATGCTAAACTTAATTTTAGTGGTGCAAGTGTTACAAGTATCACAGACCCTAACGCAACATCAACTAACAATGTAAACGGTAAGATGCGTTGTAGAGTGTATGCAGGTAACGCACAAAGTTCGGTTAACCAAATATTCCCAACAACAGGCAAAGTAGCCGCACAAACATTATTATCCACAATAGACAGTAGCACAAATTACGAAGACTTAGTTTATGCAATATTTGAAGTAGATTATGACGCAGAAAATGGTCTTACAGGATTGGGTCAAATCACTTATGATATCACAAACAGTTTAACTAACCCTGCAAATGTATTATTGGATTATTGTCAAAATGACCGCTATGGTGCAGGACTAACCAATGATGAGTTAGATGTATCAAGTTTTGATGCTATGTTCGATTATTGTTCAGAGCAAGTTGATTACATATCAACAGCAAATGTAACACTACAACACAATAGATGGCAAATTGATGGTATGGTAAGCACATATCAACCAGTCAAAGAAAACATCGATAAACTGTGTCAAAGTAGTAGCACATTCTTTTCATATAATCCTAAAGTAGGAAAATTTGCAGTAGTGCCTAACAGAGCGGCTACCACAGCAGAAAAGAATGCGGCTTTTGTTTTCGACAATGATAATATTATAGATAAAATTGATATTGCTTCAACAGAACTATACAGTATGTACAACAGTATCGAAGCAGAATATCCTGCAGTAAATCAAAAAGATCAAACCAGCACAGTTCTTGTTACCACACCTAGTGGTGATCGTAATGCTAACGAACCTGATAATGGGTTGAACACTAGATATGACTTAGTCAACGATGCACCTAGGGTTAAGAATTTAGCAAACATTGATTTGCGTCAAAGTAGAGTTGACCAAGTACTTACATTTGATGCAGACTATAGTGCAATACAAGTTGATGTAGGTGACATAGTAAAAGTCACAGAACCCACATATAATTTTAGTAATAAATTGTATAGGGTTATGCGTACAATAGAAAAAGAACAACCTAACAGTATGTTAACAGTTAGTGTAGTACTACTAGAATACAGTGACGATGTGTACGCACACGAAACAGTACAAAGTCAAACACCGCCCGGACTAAGTCTTATACCAGGCTGGTGGACAGGCATATGGGGCAACATTGACTACGGCAATATTGCAAACATTATTGGTAATATAACCATTGTAGATGATCCGCTGGGTAATGTTGCAAACATTGTAGATCCACCAACAGGTAATATTGTAGGTAATGTAGATATTGGTAATGTAATATACGGACCAGGTGCAGGTGGACCAGGTATACCAAGTATCAACTTCCCTATTACAATACCAAATATACCTGACATTGATAAAATACTTGCTAACTTAAATTTACCAGGTACTGGCAACTATGAGCCAGAGATGCAAACAATCTTCCCAACAACAGGCAGTACTTTTACACCCGGGGAAGTAATTAATGTATCTATACCGCAGCCAGATCCAATACCACAAGATCCTGCCTTCCCAGTAGGACCATTATCACCTGATCTATTAGCAGAATTAGAATTAGAATTTGGTAGTAATTTAAACAACAGAAGTGTTAAGAGTAACACAGCAAACATAGTATTAAATAACAGAGGTGGTATTACCAGAGGTACAATAGGTGATGTACAGGCTGGATTACAATATGATGAAACAGACTCAAACACCGCTGTAGCAAACAGCCAAATAGTTGACGCAACATTGTTCACTGAAAATAGTAGAATTACTCCAGCAGATCTTATTGACCTAGGCGGAATGGACTATGGATTGTTTAGTGCAATCAACACAGCACAGCCTTTAGGTGGTATTGACCCAGGTGGCAACCAAGTGTCATATGTGCCAAGTAGGCGTGTGGGTTATCAAGAATTTGATATTGATGCAAATGGCAAATATACAAAAAATGCAAATGTAGAAATAGACAAATATTATTTCCCTGCAGGTATACAAGCCAGTGGCATTACTTCAATACCTATTTTAACAGAAAACTTTAAGTATGAAATATCACCCGCAGAAGGTAGTGATATAGCAGTATCATTAGGCTTACCACCAGCAAGTGCTACTAAAGCCTATGTGCCAACCGCAATGATTATAGAAAATTGGGGTAACAGTGATTTAGCAGATCCAGGTTCCTCTGTGCGTGGTTTCAATGTCACAAACTTAGACAAGCGTATTACTAAATCAGATGTATATTTAGATATTGGAGGATTCTTTTAATGGAAAAATATGTATTATACAACAATGTTACCGGCAATATTTATTATATTAAGAAAATTAAAGAAGCCAAAGCAATAAAATT